TCTATTCCTGCGCCTCCGACTCCGTCTGTTGATCCTTGTTCCTAGGTCCTCTAGGAACACCCTTGTCGGCCCTCGGAGCCTTGTTCTTAGCTCCCTTCGGGCGGCCTCCGTACTTGCGCCCGTTCTCGGCGGAAGTGACGGCCTTGAGTTCGCTGTGTTCTTCCTTCTTCCTTTCTACGGGCGGCCTGTGCGCCTTGCCGATGTCGGATCTCGGCGCGGAGTTCTTCGAACCCTTCGGACGGCCTGCTAGGCTCGGCGCTATACCTTCATTGATTGCGTCGCCTATGATTCCCTTCACTTCTTCGGGAGTGAGTTCCGTGTTGCAATGTGGACATTTTACCATTTTTTTTATAAACCTATTTTTTTTGTTAAATATAGGTTTATTTCATCCACGAGTCCACACTTTTCACACTTTTTTGTAAAAATAATAGGTTTAATATTGTTAAACTATTGTTTTGTGTTGCTAAAATGCTTACATTTACAGAAACAACATTTTCTGGAGAAACAAAATGGCAGCAAAAAGCAAGATAGACGTAAAGTATCTCAAGCTCGAAGAAATCCACCCGTACGAAAACAACCCGCGCTTCAACAAGGAAGCCGTGAGCAAGGTCGCCGCATCCATCAAGAAGTTCGGATTCAAGAACCCGATTCTTGTTGACAAGAACAACGTGATTATCGCCGGTCATACCCGTCTCGAAGCGGCGAAGAAGCTCGGACTCGAAGAAGCACCGTGTATCATCGCCGCTGACCTTAACGAAAAGCAGGCCAAGGCGCTCCGCTTAGCCGACAACAAGGTCGCGGAATTCTCCACATGGGACTACCTGAAGCTGGACAAGGAACTTGCCGAACTCGGCGACGCTTTTGACTTTAAGGATTTCGGCTTCGGCGGCGCTCTTGCCGATGAAGGTTTCGGCACCTCAAATTCCGCAGGCGGTTCTTTCGTGGAGTCCGACGACATCCCCGAAACCAAAGAAGAATTCCACGAAGAAGGTTCGCTACCGCAGGAATTGCAGGGTGTTGACATCGCGGCTGACGACCTGCCGAATATCCAGGGTGACGACCAGACGGCAATGCAGCGCGTCATCATCTGCTACAAGCGCGAGGACGAAGGCAAACTTGCGGCTTTACTCGGCTTGAAGACAATCGACAAAGTCGTTTACCCGTTGGACGAAATTCCGAATGCAAAATAGAGCAGCGGCTCTTTCCAGACAATAAAACCAATTCCAAATTGGAGTATTTGATGGTATATTGCTTCGACCTTGACGATACGATATGCATCCACCGGAATAGGGACTACGCGAACGCGATACCGGTTGAACGCACAATTAACAACATGCGGTTATTGCGTTCCGCAGACCATGGAGCGAAGATAATCATCTACACTTCGCGCGGCATGAACTCTTGTAACGGCGACGCCGATCTTGCGGAACGAAAAAACAGGGATACGATAGAAAAATGGCTTTCCAAGAACTGCGTCCCTTACGACGAAATCGTTTTCGGAAAGCCTCTTGCCGACGTGTACATAGATGACAAGGGTATGTCCGCCGAATCTTTCAAGAACGGCGGTATAGAAGTATTCAACGGTTTCAGCGGCGCTTCGGTAATGAGGTTGTCCGATGTCGTGATTAAGGAAGGGGACAGGGTCGATTTTGAATACGGGTGGTACAAGTCAGATTCGGAACAGAATTTCAAGACCCATATGGTCCCAGTCGTATATTCGGTGACGTTGGGTAAGAAGCTTTGCCTACAGTACATAGAAGGACGGAGCCTATCAAGCATACTTTCCGTCGATAACATTGAAACGGACGAATCGCAAATATGTAAGGTCGCTGGAATAATAAAAGAATTTTCCTCAAGGAAAACAGGCTGTGAAAACAATGTCCAGGATTATTGCGTGTTCATAGAAGAACGAGCGCGAAATGCTGGTGTGGACGTAAAGTCGCTAAACCGGAGCTTGATGGATTGCGACGACTTGCGGGAGGCTACGTTCTGTCATGGAGACTTCACGGCGTTGAACGTGATTGTTTCCTGTTCCGGTGCAATTTACCTTATAGACCCTTCAGTTTCTCCTATTTCTTCGTGGTTGCTTGACGCGGCGAAATTCAGGGCGTCACTCAACGGCCTCGACGCTGCATTGAATGGCAAGGAACCAGTTTCACGTAAGTATATCCCTGTATTCGACTCGCTATTCGCTGACAACATTGACACAATCAAGATTCTTGAAAAGACCCACTATTTACGTGTGATGCACTACGCGAAGAAACTCGGTAAGATAGATGTTTTCGAACGGTTGAAGGAGATGTTTTATTCATGACTGTAGGATTTACAAGCGTTGTCGGGGACCTGTTCCACACGGGCCATGTCGCAATGATACAGGAATGCAGACAGCATTGCGATTACCTTATAGTGTGCGTGATGGCCGGTACACAGGACAGAGAAAATAAGAACACGCCAATCCAGAGTCTTTTCGAGAGATTCTACGAAGTAATGAACTGCAAGGGCGTTGACGAGGTTTACGCTTGCGGGAGCGAAAAAGACTTGCTTCTCGCCTTGCAGGTTCTCAGCCCAAGGATTGACGTCAGGTTTGTCGGGGACGATTATGTCGGAAAAGATTTTACCGGGAAATCGTATTGCGAGGAAGCCGGGATAAGGATTGCTTACAACAGGCGCGACCATTCCCTTTCTTCTACGGAACTTAGACAGAGGATATCGGATGCAGGAAAATGATTTCTTTTGGGGCATAGCCAGTTACAAAAGGCCGGACAGGCAACCGATGCTGGAACTTCTGTCTGGGATGGGGTACACGAAGGACAAGATTATCCTTTCTACGCAGACAGAATCGGATTTCGAAGAATACAAGAAACTGTATTCCGACAAGGCGACCGTAATTTACCGTGAAGGTCACAATGTAAGCGAAAACAAGAATACGATCCTTGATCATGCAGTCAAGGCTCTTGGCAATCCTAGAATCGTTATGTGCAGCGACAAGGTTCGCGGCGTGGAGTACCTTGGAAAGGATAAAAAACTCCACGGAATAGTAACGAAAGACGTCATGGATGCGATTGTGAAAAAAGCGTTCGCCATAACTGAAAGATTGCGTGGCGAAATATGGGGTTGCTATCCGGTAGGAAACGCTTTCTATATGAAACACACGATTTCGACGAACCAGCAAATTCTAGGTTGCTTTATGGGTATTGCAAACCCGTCTTTACAAAGTTTCGATCCGAAACAACCACTAAAAGAAGACTTTGAATTTGTCCTCCGGCATGTAAGGAACAGAAGGACGACTGTTCGCTTCAACGACATTTGCCTTAAAGCAACCTTACATACTAAGGGCGGTTGTCACAGCGCCTGGAACAGCGAAAACGTCAACAAGGAATGTAATGACAGGATACTAAGGATGTACGCAGGACTTGTTCGCAAACACCCAACTAGGGAAAACGAACAGAAATACATAGGACCGACAGAAACTTACAACGCGTCAATATTGACAGGAGTCGTACCATGGAAATAGAAGTTGGCTATACATCGCCTCGATGGACCGGCGAAATTGCCGATTGTTCGATGCCGATGACTTTCGACACGTACAGCAACTGCTCTTTCGGCTGCAAGTACTGTTTCTCCCAATTCCAGCGCGCATTAGGAAGAGCGAAAGAAGACTATCTCGCAAAAAGAGTGCGTTGCGTCAATGTCGATAAGATCAAGCGTATGTTCCTGGAGCCGGAAACATCGCAGTTCGGGCCTTACATCCAGCAGAAGAAGGTGATGCAGTGGGGGGGCTTGTCCGACGAGTTCGACGGCTTCGAACGCAAGTACGGCAAGACACTGGAGCTGCTCCGTTTCTTCAAGGAAATCAACTACCCGCTGTGTTTCTCAACGAAATCTACCTGGTGGACGAAAGACGAACGCTACATGGAGCTTTTCCGTGGGCAGAAGAACTGGAATGTGAAGTTTTCCATCATCACGCTCGACGAAAAGAAGGCGAAGGTGATGGAAGAAGGCGTGCCGTCGCCGTGGGAACGTCTTGAGGCAATAAGGCGAATTGCCGAAGCGGACTGCGGCGGCGCGACGCTCCGCCTGCGTCCTTTCATTCTCGGATTATCTACGCCTACCTACACCGACCTTATTCACGAGGCAGGGAAGCGCGGGGCAACGGCGCTTTCAACAGAGTTCTTCTGCATGGAGCAGCGCAGCAACAACCTGAAGGCGCAGCGCCAGCTCTTCAAAGACCTTTGCGGTTTCGACCTGTTCGCCTTCTACAAGAAATACTCTGTAGGCTGCGGCTACCTCCGCCTGAACAAGAAAATCAAGAAGCCTTTCTTCGACAAGATGAAGTCCATCTGCGACGAGTACAACATGCGCTTCTACGTTTCCGATGCGCACTGGAAGGATATGTGCCACAACGGGTCTTGCTGCGGGCTCCCGGAAGACTGGAACTACAGCAGAGGGCAGTTTGGCGAGGCTCTGCAGATAGCCAAGAAAAACGGGTATGTCAAGTATTCCGACATCCGCGAGGACATCGACAAGCTCCTTAGCGGCTTCCTCTACAAAAGGGCCGAATCATTCAATACCAATTCTTGCGAAAAAAGAGCTCATTTCGAAGGCATGACGATGGCCGACTATATGCGATGGCTTTGGAACAACCCGCAGGCGGGCCAGAACCTCTACAAGATGTTCGAAGGCGTTGTCCGCCCCGTCGGAAAGGACGAGAACGGCGACCTGATTTACAAGTACATGGGTAAATGATGGTACAGGAAGAGCAGCTACCCGTGATGGAAAGAATCGAAGAACTCAAGCGGGCCTTGAGTTCTTCCGTTATTGTCGTCGGCTGGATTGACGGGAACGACACCCTGCAAACGGCCCGTTCCAACCTGCGTTTCCGCGAGATTACCGGGCGGCGCACGAACGCGATAGCCAAGGAGCCGTCCCTCGCTTTGATAGCCGCAACGCTGAATTATGGAAGGCAGGCAGGGGAGACCCTATCGGGCCACAAATACCCGGAAATACCCGCACGACCTTTCATGAAGTTCGCTATGGAAATATGGGAACGCGAGTTCCCGAAGGTTCTAGGCAGAATAATGCCTTCGTATCTCGGAGGTTCAATCACGGTTGACGGTGTGTTGAAGGAACTTGGCGAGAGAGCTAAGAATGCCGTACAGAAGGCCATCAGGGAAGGAGATTACGCACCGCTGTCACCGAGGACTGTAGCGGCGAAGGGAGGCAGCACTCCATTGATAGACACTGGCCGTATGGTAAATTCCGTAACGTTTGAGATAAGGAAGGGAGGGTAGCGTATGCAGATGGACCTGTTCGGCTATGTAAAGGCAGAACCAACGAAACCGGCTTCGTCCTGTTTCGGGAAAGACCGAATCGTCACATTGCGAGGCGACGAGATTTTTCTTACACCGAAACAGTTGGCGGACAAGATCGGATTCCACCTCCAGTCCGTCTATGCCTGGAAACGGACGAGGGGCATGCCGGTGAGGCAATCCACCCCGCACGGACGGTGGACAGTCGAATGGCACGAGTTCTGCAAGTGGTGGAAGGAACCTAAAGTGTAGCTGGGATGTACGGACGTGACAATGGAAAAGGACGGCGAAAACTACTTCTCGAAGTTGGGGAAAGCGGGCGGAAAGAAGTCCGTCGAGGCGCGTCGTAACCGTGGGAACATACAGAGCCTCGCAAGGACGATACTCGACACGAGGTTCAAGCCGAACCAGAACCTTAAAAAGGCGCTGAAGGGCATCGGCATAGACACAAGCGACAAGATATCCCTTCTTGAAGGGATACTCTCGGTCTTTTCGGGCAAGGCCCTCTCAGGCGACATAGTAGCCGCAAAGTTCGTGATGGACGTTGCCGGTTATTCCCTATACGCGAAGGAACGCATAGCGAAGATCAAGTTGCTTGACCGCATGGCGACACCCGCCGTTGTTGACGGTCAGGAAAACGAAAAGCCACCGATAAACCTTACTGAAATGGAAACGGAAGCAAGGAAGCTCGGAATCTATGGCGACTGATGAAATGATACAGCTTTCGCGAACGAACCTTCTTGCGTTCGTCAAGACTACGATGCCATCGTACAAGATCGGATGGGTGCATCGCGAGATATGCGGTCGGCTGATGGATTTTCTAGTAAAGGTCGAAAGGGGCGAATCGCCAAGGCTAATCCTAACGCTGCCACCCCGGCACGGTAAGAGCCAGCTTGTCAGCAAGCATTTTCCATCATTCTGTTTCGGAGTCGATCCGGACATTTCCTTCATTTCGTGCAGCTACGGCGACGACTTGTCCAAACGCGTGAACAAGGACGTCCAGCGAATCATGGACAACCCTATATACCACAAGATTTTCCCGAAGACCAGCCTCAGCAAGAAGAGGAACGCGGGCGGTTACAACATGGCTATGAGGACGACGAGCCTGTTCGAGATACCCGGTTACAACGGATCGTTCCGAAGCACTGGCGTAGGAGGTGGTATCACCGGTATGGGGTGCGACATCCTAAGCATTGATGACCCATTCAAGGACAGAAAAAGCGCCGATTCGCCGACAATAAGGGAATCCGTGTGGGACTGGTACACATCAACCGCATACACGCGACTTTCTCCGGGAGGCGGAGTACTCGTCACGGTTACGCGCTGGCACGAGGACGACCTTGTCGGCAGGCTGCTTGACGCGATGAAGCAGGAAGGCGGCGACCGCTGGGAGATAATCAACTACCCGGCAATCGCTGAACATGACGAACCTCACCGAAAGAAGGGCGAGGCGCTCCATCCTGGACGTTACCCGCTCGAGATGCTACTCCGCATAAAGCACAACATCGGGTCGTACGACTGGGGCTCGCTATACCAGCAGCACCCGACACCGCGCGGCGGAGGAGTTTTCAAGGCCAAGTGGATAAGGCACTGGACGGAATGTCCGAAGGTGTTCGACCGCGTCATTCAGAGCTGGGACTTCACCTTCAAGGACTCGGAAAACAGCGACAACGTGTCGGGGCAGGTATGGGGCCAGCTCGGGTCGAACTTCTACCTTCTCGACAACGACACGGATCGCATGGACTTCGTCTCCCAGGTACGGGCCATGCAGCGCATGTCTTCGAAGTGGCCCGATGCCCTGGAGAAAATCGTTGAAGACAAGGCGAACGGGCCGGCAATCATTTCAGCGATCGGCTCGAGAATACCGGGGATAGTCCCATACACCCCACGCGGAAGCAAGACCGCGAGGGCCTATTCCGTTTCGCCCCTGTTCGAGGCTGGCAACGTATACCTGCCTCCGATGGACGAAGAACACCCTTGGGTGAAGAAGTACGTGGACGAACTTCTCGCGTTTCCTAACGCGGAACACGACGACCAGGTAGACTCGACGACGCAGGCTCTCGACACGCTCGCTACACGCGACGGCGGAGGAGTACTCGACTTTGTTTAATACAATACAGGAGATAGAATAATGGAAAATACAGAACTGACTTTGAAAGACGGTATCGAGGTCGAGGACGGCGCTTACGAGAACGCCGCGACCGGCCTCGGCAAGAAGGGAATGGACAAGGGCGCGAACACCGTTGTCGCCCCGTACACCCCTGCGGACCTTGTGAGCCTTGCGACGATGAAGGTGAAGGACGGCATAGCCGCGTTCATCGTTGACGGTTTCCCGACCGCCGCGCTGATGAACGAAGTTAAGATCATCGGTGACGAGGACGGAGATGCGTACAGGGAAGCGTCGAAGATGGGGCTTTTCAAGGCGGTAAAGAAGGCGGGATCGTACATGCGCCTCGCAGGCGGTGCCGTGGTAGTCACGGAATACGACAGCGACAGGAAGGCGGAGGAGCTCGCTTCCGCGCCACCGAAGTCTGCTAAGGTTAATGGGTACAGGGTGTACTCGGCAGGGAAAATTGACCTGAAGAAAGAAGATTTCAACAACGGCGAGGAACCCGGCGTATTCCGCGTGAAGCGCATCGGCGGCGGCACGGTCGATGTACATCCGTCACGCTGTACGGTGTTCAAGGGTCCGGAACTGCCCGACATAATCGAGAACTCGACAAGGGAGCAGTACTTCGGCGTGTCCGACCTGTGCCTTGTAGAACAGGACCTGAGGGACCTCGCGTCGATTTCTGGCGCCGTCGTGAACATGATCCAGGAGACGGGAACTCTGCTTTTGCGCCTCAACAACCTGAGCCTGCTCCTTTCCAAGCCGGACAACGGTATAGAGGACATCCACAAGATAATCTCCGCGATGAAGCTGTGCATGAACTCCATGCGCGCCACGTTCGCCGGGCCTAAGGACTCCTACGACATGATCAACCACAACTTCGCCGGCATTGCGGAACTGTGGACAAAGAAGCAGATGGACGTGTCCGCAAAGTCGCGCATACCCATGAGCATACTTTTCGGGCAGAGCGCTACAGGCTTAGCGCAGACGAACGAGGGCGACTTAAAGTCGTGGTGCAGTTCCGTAGGTTCCTGGAGGCAGGAATACCTCTACGTGCCGACGTGCAGGCTCATTTCCGACTTCTGCAGCCGTAACTCCAGCAAGGACTTCTCGGAGTTCAGTTGGGGCGCGATCGACGAGATGACTCTTAAGCAGACGCTCGAAGCTCTCGACCTACAGTCGCAGACACTTGAACGCTACATGAACCGCGGCGTCCTCGGACCGGACGAAGTTAGGACTTCAGTATTCGAGAACGGCCACAGTTGGGAAGTCAGCGTGAAGGACGGAAGGAAGCTGCCGAAACCTTCAGACAACGGCAAGGGAGAATAGACAATGAACGACCTCGTAAGATTCGCGACAAGCGTAGAACTAGCGACCGGCAAGAAGCGCGGCCGCCATCCCGTTTTCAGTTCTAGCCAGTTCTATCCATACGCCGCCGAAAGACGGCTGCAGAACGCGCTGAGGAACGAGCTTGAAGACTACATAGGCGCTGCTTACGGGGCCGCCATATTCAACGAGTCCTTCAAGAATGATTCGCTGGAAGAGCTGACTTTGTTGCCGGAGGGCCTTTCGGACGATTTCAAGGCCGAAATATCCTACGCGGCGGAAACCATCGCGAGGAAAGTTTCTAACAGCATTGCCGAAATGACGGAAATGACGGTGGGGAAGCCGTACTATCCGCAAGCCACGAAGGAGAGCCTGCTGAAGGACTGGGAGGCGAACTTCCAGATGCTGTGTGTGTCCGCGGAATCGGACGCGAAGAAGGACATCGCCCGTCTCGTGACGCAGGCGAAGAACGAGGGCTGGAACGGCAAGCAGCTCGAAAAAGCGGTGATGAAGGAACTCCCGGACAAGTACGCAAACCGCGCCTCGCTGATAGCAAGGACTGAATCGGCAAAGCTGAACACGTCGGTAACGCTGGAAACGTACAAGGAAATAGGCTGCAAGTACTACATGTGGATGGCTACGCTCGACGAACGCGTCCGTCCCGACCACGCCATGATGAACGGACTGATATGCTCCGCGACCGACCCGACGGTATGGTACGATGAAAACCCCGACGACCCGATGCACCCGATAGAGCACAAGCGCGACGATACGATGGTGCATCTCCACCCCGGCGAGGACTTCCAGTGCCGTTGCACGATGGTGATGTGGGACCCGGTGATAGATGGCAAGTACGATGTCAAGGAGGCGCCCGTAGAAGAACCCGAAGAGAAAAAAGAAGAGCCGCCGACTCCTTTGGAAATTGCGAAGGAAGAAACGGCGAAGGCCGAAAAGCGGGCTGAAAATGCGGAAATAAAGCTCAACGCAGAGCAACGCCGCCGGGAAATCCTACAAATAGCAAACGAAAGGCATTCAAGCAGAACGCCTGAATATATCCAGGAAATCCAATACGAACGAGCCAACCGTATAGAAGAAAGGGATGGACTGATTCCTAAGTATATAGTAGATGACAAAATCGAAAAAAGCAAGGACGCGAAGGACCTGTTCAGCTATTTCCAGAAAAAGCATTCTATAAAACTGCAGAAGGCTTTGGCAAACTGTAATTTTGAAAAAATAAAAGGAGCCCTTTCTGGTATTGATAGCGTGCTGGAAATATTCAAGAATGCAACAATTTCTGACGTGAAAAGTTCGAATGCCATGGGCTATATCATGTCTGCAAACTGGGTTATGAACAAGCCGTTCTTTTTGCGTTTCTCTAGTTATTATATGAATAACACGTATAAATTTGCCGATACCTCGTTTCATCCAAAAGGAATGTCTGCGAAGGCTTCTGCTATACATGAAATGGGCCATATAGTAAATTACTGGATAGCACAAAAAGAGAGCTCTATTTTTAATTATGAATCAATAGCTTGTGACATAGTAGAAAAGGCTGCAATGGCAGCCGGGTATAAAAATTTTTCGCCTTTTCAGTTAAGGGCTATCAGAAAGACTATCAGCGAATATGCCGACATGAGCTATAAATATACGGAAACGATTGCTGAAAGTTTCGCCGACGTTTTCGTAAATAGAAGCCGTGCGCAGAATCTGTCAAAACAGATTTATAAACTCGTGAAAGAGCGTTCTATGTCGTTGGGAATCTAAATGCAGCATCCATCCTTGTCAAGCTCTTTCTGAATCTTGACAAGTTCTTCAAGTGCTTCGTGTACATATTTGGGAGCTCCCTCTTTGAGAGAGCTTTCCCAAATGTATTGCTTATCATGCAAGGACCACTCGTCGACGAGCGCCAACAATTTTAAAAATTCCGGACTTGGTGTAAATTCGGCAGGCATAATGCACCTCCATATTTGAATATAGATTTTATAAAAACAAAAGTAAAGCCTAGTATTCGCACTGCGTAAGCATGAGGTAGCCTTCGGGGTGGTTCCTGGTGTACATCTTCTGGATTTTCCCGAGCACAAATCCGCATTCCTCGTCCGTAAGCGATGCCGTCTCTCCGTCTTCTGAACGGTTCACGACCAAAAGGCTCCCGACAAACATAGGCTTTCCGAGATTGTTGATAGCTGAAATCTTGTTGCCTTCCTTGAAAAGCCCTTCCTCGTCGGAAATGATGTCGAAACGCCTGTGATTTATCCTGCATCC